CCTAACCCTACACCGCTATGTGGATGGTGTCCTGTAGATACTTGCGAATACCATAACCCAAGGAAATAAAATGTATAAAAGGGTGTGTATTACATGTAATACAAAGTTTGAGACTAAGCACCCAAAGTATTTAAATTGTTCGGAAAAATGTAATTCAATCTATAGAGTTAATCAAAGATATGAAAGAGAAAATCATGATTGGAATAGATACTTTATACATTTGCTATCCACTAAAAAAGATCATGAACTAACACCTACGCAGTTGATAGGAAAGATAGCAGAACAAGATTATAAGTGTGCATTGTCAGGAGTTGAGTTAACCTGTATACATATACGAGGAAAAACTATATTAACTAACGCAAGTATAGATAGAATTAATGCAGGAAAAGAGTATAATTATGAAAATATTCAGTTGGTCTGTAGAGCCTTAAATTCTTTTAGGGGAGACATGACTGTTGAAGAATTCATAGAATGGTGTACGAGGGTAACAAATTATGCCTGCCAAAAAAAGAGATTATAAAAAAGAGTACGAACAAAGAAAAAATAACCGTCCGGAAGAGCATAAACGCCGAATGGAAAGACAAAAGCTACGCCGTAAATTAGATAAAGATGGTGTAGATAGAAAGGGAAAAGACATTGCTCATAAAAAAGCATTGTCAAAAGGTGGCAGTAATAAAAATGGATACACATTACAAAAACCTAGTAAGAATCGAAGCTTCAAAAGAAACAAAGATAAATCTATGAAATAGTAAAATAATAGTTGACATACTTCCCCGTTAATATAAAATTATCAATGCGCGGGAGGTAAACTAAGTTTTGTTGCGTAGCTTTCCTCCCTTTCACTGCGCAACCGATTGACTGCCGTAAGCAGTCCTTTTTAGTTATTAAGGGAGCTAAGTTGGAATTAGTAAATGATACGATAGTTAAATTAACTCTGCGAGAAGATAAGGCAGACCAAGTTTTGAACACAATAGAAAAAAGTGAACTACTACAAAAGTTTGACGGCGCTAAAGAGATTGCCGTGTACTATGGTTTAGACGAGATGATACAGTTAAACCAATTAGTTAGACTTAAGAAAAACCTTCCCTCTCCAATATCCAAAGACTACAACTGGCCAGGCATGTATAAGCCTTTTGACCATCAACGTACCACTGCAGAATTTTTATCTATTCAACACCGAGCATTCTGTTTTAATGAAGCGGGTACAGGTAAAACTTCGTCAGTACTTTGGGCAGCGGATTATCTAATGAATAAAGGAAAAATAAAACGAGTATTAATTGTATGCCCTTTATCTATTATGTATTCTGCGTGGCAAGGCGACGTATACAACACTTGCATTCATCGTAGTGTTGGAGTGGCACATGGTACAGCAGATAAAAGACGTAAAGTTATTAACGGAGAATATGAGTTTATTGTCATCAATTATGATGGAGTTAATGTAGTTAAAGATGACATAGCTAAAGCTGACTTTGATTTGATCGTGGTCGACGAGGCTAATGCATATAAGTCAACGACAACAACAAGATGGAAAATATTTAATAAGTTATTAAAACCACATACTAAGTTATGGATGTTAACAGGTACACCTGCATCACAGTCACCTGAAGATGCTTTTGGTTTAGCTAGATTAGTTTGTCCTGAACGTGTTCCTAAATTTAAAATGGCATGGAGAGATAAAGTAATGTATCAGGTATCAAGATTTAAATGGATACCTAAACCTGAATCAAAGAATCAAGTATTTAAAGTGTTACAACCTGCAATACGTTTTGCTAAGAATGATTGCTTGGACTTACCTGACGTTACTTATCAGACCAGGCTAATACCTCTAACAAAACAAGTTGAGAAATTCTATATACAGTTGAAAAAACAAATGTTAATTGAGGCAGCGGGCGAACAAATAAGTACAGTCAATGCTGCAGGTAATCTTAATAAGTTACTACAAATATCTGGTGGCGCCGTCTATACAGATAAACGAGAAGTTATAGAGTTTGATGTAAGCCCAAGGCTAAATGCCTTAATGGAAGTTGTTAATGAAACAGATCAAAAGTTATTAATATTCGTACCCTACCGCCACACTATCGAAGTGGTTAGTAGATTTTTAAAAAGTAACAATATAAGCACAGAAATAATTAACGGCGCTGTAACCGCCACAGCTCGAGCTGACATAATCAATAGGTTTCAAACAGCTGACGAGCCAAGAGTTCTTGTGATACAACCACAATCAGCTTCTCACGGAGTGACGCTGACTAGAGCAGACACAGTTGTGTTTTGGTCTCCTGTTATGTCCGTGGAAGTTTATTTACAATGTATCGCTCGAATGGATCGTGTAGGTCAAAAGCACAAAATGACTGTTTATCACCTACAAGGTTCAGAAGTAGAAAAGAAGTTGTATGCCATGCTACAGGGTAAGGTAGATGCTCATACAGCATTAGTTGATCTTTATAATGAGGAGATTCAAAGTGAGTGAAAAAGCAAACCCTAGTCCTGACGTAGAGACTCTAGTCAGAGCTTATCTAACTATAAGGACAGAACGGGACAAGCTTTCTAGAGAATACGAAGCGAAAGATCGTGAGTTACAAAACGATATGGAGCAGATACAAAGCGTATTACTAGATAAGTGTAATGAGATTGGTGCTGACAGTATTCGTACTGAATCAGGCACTATAGTTAAAACAATGCGTGAAAACTTTGTATGTGGAGACTGGGATAACTTTAGGAAGTTTGTGTTAGAAAATAATGCAATTGAGTTATTACAACAACGTATACATCAAAGTAATTTTAAAGAATTCATGGGTAACCATGAAGAAGATGGTATGCCACCTGGTATTAGCACGATGCGTGAATTTGCTATATCAGTTCGTAAACCTCGTAAGTCTTAATAAGGAGAAATATAAATGAGTACAGATATCATTGCTCAATTGAAACAAAACGCCCTAGCAGTATCAACGGGTGTTGATGAAGATACCCTTGCCGTCGCAGGCGGTTCGGTAAACAACGGTACTAAACGTATATCCATTCGTGGAGGCGTGTTCCGTAAAGTAGTTGGCGGTAAAGAAGTAGCATCAATCGAAGATAGAAACATGAATGTTATCATTACAAAGATGGCACACAATGCTTCTAGAACATTCTATGATACATCTTATAAAGAAGGTGAGAAAGTTGCTCCTGTGTGTTGGTCTAATGATTCTAATAAGCCTGACCCTGAAGTAGAAAACCCACCTGCATCAGCATGTAATCAATGTCCTCATAGTGTTAGAGGTGCAGAGAAATCATGTAGATTATCTTGGAGAACAGCAGTAGTTTTACCTGACGATCCAAGTGGAGATGTGCTACAATTAGTGTTACCAGCTACATCAGCGTTTGGTAAAGAGGATAATGGTAAATGGCCATTCAGACCTTATATTCAAATGTTAGCATCTAATAACATCAGTGCTTCAAAAGTTATTACTAAGATGCAGTTTGATACTAAGTCGCCTACACCTAAAATCTTATTCTCACCTGCAGGCATTGTTCCTGAAGAGCATCATGCTTTAATTGATGAGCAGAAAAAATCTCAAGCAGCACAACAAGCAGTTAACTTAACTGTTTATCAAGCAGATTCATCAAGCTCTACAGAAAATAAAGCAGAAGCTCCGCAGACTCAAGCTAAGTCTAACCCTGAACCTGTACAAACAGATGCAGTGACAGACGATGTTGAAGAGCCCATAAAACGCGAAGCTGATAAACCTCAAGCTGAAAAAGTTAATGATGTTTCTGATGTTATTAACAAATGGGCAACTAAATAATAGGAGAAGTTATGTCGAGACCATATAGTGAACAGTTTTTGTTAGACCTCGCTAAACATGAATACTCGGATAACTTAGGTGTAGAACTTGCAAAGCTTTGTGTTACCTCTAATCTACCTGCTAGTTATGTAGCCGAAGCTTTGGAAGTATCTCGATACGCTTTACACCTATGGTTTAGAGGAGGTGAAATAAGAGCTAAAAATAAAAAACGAGTTAGAAAAATGATTGATATAATAAGAGTTGGAATAAGAGAAAACAAATTGCCTGCATTATCGAGAGCGTCGGCAAAAAGTTTTATTAAATGGGAGCTGACCAACAAATGCTAAAAGAGTTTTATAGTAAGGTACTGCCAACACAAGGCGTATATTGTGTCTCTACAATTGACCAAGAAACCAAAAGAACTAAAAGTAAATTCCTAGAATCTATAGATGATCTAGTCTCAGCTATTAAGTTAAGAGTAGACCAGGATACCAATGTTTTCGTTGGTATGAGTAGCTTTAAAGATTACTCTAGGAAATCACCGCAGTATGCTAGGTCTTTCTTTGTCGATTTAGATGTTGGTGATAATAAAGGATACGAAACAAAGGAACAAGCTAGTCAAGCAATTGATGATTTTGTTGCTGAACAAGAACTTCCGCCTCCAACTAAGGTTGATAGCGGGGGTGGTATCCATGCCTATTGGGCCCTTGATGCAGATATACCTACGGAAGAATGGAAATCATATGCAAGTAAGTTCAAAGACTTTTGTATAAAGAATGGACTGCGTATAGATCCTGTTGTTACCGCAGACGCTGCAAGAATCATGAGGGCTCCTGAGGCTTTTAATTTTAAAACAGATCCTCCTAAACCTACTAAAGTACTTAGTGAAGAAGTCATAGTATATTCATATGATTTGTTTAAAGAGTTTTTAGGGGATATTGAACCTAGCTTAGAATCGATCTTACAAAATGCTCCGAAAGGAATGTCTGAAGATCAACGCAAGATGATGAAGTTAGATAATTTTCAATCTAGTTTCAAAGACATTGCTATAAAAAGTTTGAATGGTTCAGGATGTAATCAAATAAAACATATCTTAACTAATGCTAAAACACTAGAAGAGCCTATGTGGTATGCAGGACTTTCTATTGCTCAACACTGTGAAGACAGAGCAACTGCAATACATATGATGTCTGAGGACCATCCTGGATACAGCCCGGAAGCAACCGAACGCAAAGCACATCAAACACAAGACAAACCATATTCATGTACTAAGTTTAACGAAACAAATCCTGGTGGATGTGAGGGATGTTCTCATAGAGGTAAGATTACTAACCCGCTAGCTTTAGGTAAAAAGTTTAATCAAGAAGATCACGTAGAAGAACATTTACAAGAAGTTAAGTTGCCGATTGATAGTGATAGCAAAGTACCTGCTACTACAGAGTTTGTAGGTTTACCAAAAGATTTATATCCATTCGTTCGAGGTAAAGAAGGAGGTATCTATATCATACCTGCAGACAGTACCCCTGAAGAACCTAAGGCACCTATACTAGTCAGTAAACACGACTTATACCCCATCAAACGAGTCTATGGTTTAGAAGAAGGAGAATGTATCGTATGGCGATTAGTTACTCCGTTAGATGGAATTAGAGAATTTACATTACCCATGAAGCATGCCTATGCACTAGATAAGTTTAGAGACAGCTTATTAGAAGTAGGTGTTTTTTATAGTCCCACAAGTTCACAAGGAAAATATCTTATGCAATACATATATCAATGGGGCGACTACTTAATGCATAAAAATAAAGCAGAGATTATGCGCTCCCAATTAGGGTGGACAGAAAAATATAATTCATTCGTAATCGGCGACCGTGAAGTACTTAAGGATGGTAGGATAGTTAATGCTCCATTATCAGCATATTGTTCTGAGCTGAAACCTTTCTTTGAAGTAACAGGTAGCTATGATGTTTGGAAAGAAGCTGTAGCAAAACTAAATACACCTAGTCTAGAGATGCACGCATTTACTTTATTAACATCATTTGGTTCACCTATAATAAACCTTACCCCTACTCCAGGCGTTACTCTATCTTTATATGGTGATTCAGGTGCAGCTAAGACAGGCGCTTTATATA